AATTGTTCTTATACACAATGGAAAATGTCTGAACTAAATAGTGGTATAGTACACGAAAGGTTATTAAATGATAGTAAGTAAATTAAATTATAGTATAGAACATTTTAAAAACAGTCCATTAGTTATCCATCCAGACAATCGAGGTAGACCTATAGATGAAAAACATTTTAAAGGTTATCATTTAGATTTTGAAAGAGATAATCATTTAAAAGAAAGTTTAAATCAAGTTACATTGAATGGTGAAATATTAGAGTTTGGTGTATTTAAAGCACATAGTACCAACATCATCGCAGAAACACTTAAAGATAAAACAGTACATGGGTTTGATAGTTTTGAAGGTTTACCGGAAGATTGGGCAACTTTGAATAGAGAAAAAAATAATCCTAGTATTATTAAAAGAAAAAAAGGTTATTTTGCTTTAGATAACTTACCAGAAGTAAGAAGTAATGTTAGATTATGGAAAGGTTGGTTTGATGATACGACACCAAAGTATATTGAAGAACTAAAACCACAACAGATTGCTTTTTTACACGTAGATGGTGATTTATATTCTAGTGCAAAATCAAATCTATATTCATTAGAAAAGTTTATAGTTAAAGATACAATAATCTGTTTTGATGAATTTTATCCATTTGGTAGAAAACGCTATGATACCTGGGAAGATGGAGAATTTAAAGCATTAAAAGAATGGACAAATGACTTTGATAGAGAGTTTGAAGTTATATCTCACAATTTACATCAACAATCAACAATAAGGATAGTTAAATGACAACACCAGATCATTTAGGAGGGCATTGTAATGTCACAAAAATTAATCAACCTGTGTTGATTGATATACAAGAAAAATACAAAGTTAAAAGTTTAATTGATATAGGTTGTGGACCGGGTGGAATGAAAGTATTATGTGATAAACTAAACATAGATTGGTATGGAATAGATGGAGATCCTGAAGTTATGAAAACTACAGATCACAGTTTATTATATGACTTTACTGAAGGAACACCAGTAATAGATAGAGAGTTTGATATTGCTTGGTCAACAGAATTTTTAGAACATATTGAAGAAAAGTATATACCAAACTTTTTACCATTGTTTAAAAAAGCAAAAATAGTATGTTGTTCTGCTGGACTGCCAGGTTGGCCTGGTCATAATCACGTGAACTGTCAACCACCACAATATTGGATTGATGTATTTAAAGATTATGGTTTTGAATATGATGATGAGTACACAAATCATCTAAAAAGTATTAGTGTTCCTGAAAGAGTGTGGAATGTTGATAAGAATATTGGTGGCGATAGATCAGTTAAACGAGGTGATATTACTAGAGAGGGTGAAAGAAAAAACTTCTTTAAGTTGGCAGGATTATTTTTTAAGAAAATATGATTATAACACATAAACTACAAAAGAAAGATTGTTTATCTCATCAAATCTGGCCTGCGATAGAAAAGGGTTGGAAAGATGAAGATAATAACATACACTTTTTTTGGGGTTTAGGTGGAAGTAATATAAAGGATATACAAGAAGTTTCTGAAAAGGGCGAAGAATGGTGGTATGTAGATGTTGGCTATTTAACACAACAAATAACAAGATACCCTAGTCCAATAATACATGACAAAGATAAAACATATTTTAGAATAATCAGAGGTGGTATTCATACCACAAAGGGTAAAATTGGTAATGGACAAAGATTGAATGAATTAAAAAATAAAGGTATTGATGTTGAGTTTAAGGGTTGGTATACAGGAGAAACCAAACACATATTAGTATGTCCTTCATCACAAACTGTTACCTTTCACACAAATGGTATAAACCAAGATCAATGGATTTATATGGTTACTGAAGAATTAAAGAAACATACAGATAGAGAGATTAGAGTAAGAAACAAACCAAGACCAGGAAACGAATGGTGGAATGTAGATATAAAAGATGATTTAAAAGATTGTCATTGTCTAGTGACTAATATGAGTTTAGCTTCAATAGATGCCATAATGAATAGAGTACCAGTTATAGCCGCTGGTAAAAATATTGCGGCACCAGTATCATCACGTAGTCCAAAGTTTGTAGAGAAACCATTTAGACCTGGAAGAAAAACTGTAGATGAATGGTTAAAGTATGTAGTAGAAAATCAATTTACATTACAAGAGATAGAGAATGGAACAGCGTATGAAACGCTTATGGTTCAAAATGAAAATTAGATATTACAAAAACATAAACGGCACCAGATGGATTGGTTTTGGTCTAGCTATGATAAGTGTTTTTATATTATCTAGTGCGAACATTGCAACACAATGGGTTGGTTGGTCTTTAAGTGTGGTATCTTGTATGATGTGGATTTATTTTGGTTACAAAGATAGAGATTGGGCAAGAACACTAATGGAGTTGATGTATTTAATTATGAGTATGAGAGCAACATATAATTGGTTATTGATATGAATTTTGTATGTGTATATTATGGTGACAAATATAAAATAGAGTATGTTGAAAAGTTGTATAATATGGTACAACGAAATACAACACTAAAACACAAGTTTATATGTTTTACAGATAATACAGTCATAAGAAGAAGATTAAAACATACCAGTATAGAATTTAGAGAATTTGTTAGACACGATTTTGAAGGTTGGTTTAATAAGTTACAATTGTTTAGTCCAGATAGTAAACTTGAAGGCAATAACCTATACATGGATTTAGATGTAGTTATTTTAAAAAACATAGATGAGTTATTTACTATTGGTGAAAACCATAATTTTGTAGGTATGAATGACTTTAATCCTACGAGTGGTCAATTCAATTCTAGTATTATGAAGTTTAATAATGATACAACTAGTGATTTAATATGGAAAGAGTATATGAAAAGACGAGGCGACTTTAAACATCACACCGGCGATCAAAATATCATAACAGATTTAATTAAGAAACATAAAGACACTATATCATTTCCTGATTCGTGGACACAATCATATAAGTGGTTTAATAGAGAAGGTAAAAGATATAATAGATCAAAATGGACCTTTGAAAAAGACCCTAATGCTAAAGTCTGTGTATTTCATGGCCACCCCAATCCACACGATTCGGACCAAGAATGGGTCAAAAAATTGTGGGTTTAGAACAAAATAAGAACATTTACCTTTAAAAACCTAGTAAAATCAACGCAAAATAAGCTATTGACTTATATTGTATTCCTGATATTATAATAATATGAAAACGGTTGATTTAACTATTATTATCCTTTCTTTGTTTGAACATACTTCAACCGTTTTCTACAAAATTTTTAACTTGACAAATAACTTAAAATATGATATTATTAATATAACAAAGGAGAAAACACTATGTCAAAAGTAAAACAATACATTGAAACTTCAGTAGAAAATCAAGTTGATAAGTTTATCAATAAAATGAAAGACGGTCAAATTGATTTAGATACTTGTAAATCAAAAATATTAGAGATTGATAATCTTAATATGGTTGGTATTGATGAAGACAATATTGAAGAAGTAATCACACAGGAGATTCAATAGTGAGTAAAACATTTAACGTTTGTTATTTAAGAGAGTATTCGGATCCAGATGTTGGTGGCGAATACTTTTATTCTTATGAAACAGTATATAGAAATGTGCCTAACAAGTTTAAAAAGAAATTCAATGATAAGACAAAACTAAAAATTTTAAAATACATAGATTGGAACTATAAAGAAACAGCAACCAACTATCAAAATATATCTAAACTAGAACTTATAGATGAAAAACAATATTATACAACATATGAAGATGTATATCCAGATGTTGCTCAAGGTGATAAGAAGATGTGGATGGATTATGGTCAACAGTATGATAGACAATCTTTAAGAAAAGACTTTAATAAAAAATTAACAAGATCGAAAGTAAAAAGTTATAACGATAGAGGTATACATTAATGAAATACGGCGAAGACAAGATAGTAAAAGAAATACACGAATATATTAAAAAGACTTATGGTCAACATTATTCTACAACAGAAGATGGTTTCCAGGTACAAGATATGTTAAGACAGTTAGATATTGATAAAGACTTCTGTCAAGCAAATGCGATTAAGTATCTATGCAGATATGGAAAAAAAGACGGTAAGAATAGAAAAGATTTATTAAAGGCGATACACTATATCGTACTATTAATGAGTAGTGAAGATAACAAGTAATAATAAGGAGGACTAATATGGACACTATATTTAAAGACACAGACGTAATGATAATGAAAGCTGATCTAGGCAAAAACCTTTACAGAAAGAAAACTTACTACACACTTGTAGTAGAACAAGATGTTTTGGCAAACAATAAAGCTGAAGCAGATCATAAGTTTATGGACTTTGGTGGTATTAATCACTCAATGGTTAATGCTGAAATCACAGATGAAAAAGAAGGCGTAACAACTTATATGATTGACGCTAATTATAAAGAGGGTAATGATACACAATATCTTGGTAAAGTCGCTTATACAGATGATGAATATGCTGAAGAAAATGGTGATGTTGAAATAAACCAATACCTAGACGAGGTAGATGTACCAGATGAAGTTGATACAATGCTTAATTTAGAAGCAGAAAGCCAGGTAGGTAAGTAATGAAGTATATTACAGGTATGTACATTTATATATGTTTGGTATTAGGTTCTATGGTTAATAGTATTGTAAATCTATATCCAAAAAATAAAATTAAAAAAAGAGGTAAAAAAAATGCATGATTTATTAAGACCACTAGAGGACTTAAAAGAGATTAAAGAATCTTTAGGAGAAGGTACAGATAACAAAACTATGGAACTAATCAATACAAAGATTGGTGAGTATGAAAGTGATATAAAAGCAGTAGAAGAATATCTAAAGAATGAATCAGAAAAATATGATAATAGTATTTTAGATGAAGTAAACACAGCACACGCTACAACATCTGTACAAGTAAACGGAACGGAAGACAAGTAATGCCATTTGGACCAACGACATTGAGAAATACGAGGGAAGAGTTTGTATTACAAAAGATTGAGTATTACAAGGTCACTGAATACATGGGTAAGTCTAATTGGAAAAGACATTACTTTGATACTTACAAAGAAGCTGTAAAGATGTTTAAGAAACTAAAAGAAGTAAAAAGAAAAGTATTAATCTATGCTTGTAGAGATGACGAGTTGGGTGAATTATCAACAGGTATTAACGATAGGTTTAAAAATGAGTAATCAAAGACCAGGTAAAGTAGAAAAGAAATTAGATAGAAATGGCGATATGCAAGTATTCAAATTCTTTAAAACAGCAGCTAAGTTATTAAATGACGAAGGTAAAGAAGATGAG